TAACCCAACTGCATCTGTTAGCGCATTGCGTTTTAACGGTTTTGCAATTTACGCTAACAAGCGTACAAACAAACTTGGTCAAACTTTCACCAAGTATCGTTTGGGTACTCCAAGTCGTGCAGTTGTAGCAGCTGGCTACCGTGCATTGGCTGAGCAAGCCTAATTTAGGCTAGCACTAAAAAAGGGCATTTACTGCCCTTTTTTTGTTTACTAATATTAAGTTTTGTGTTATAATACACAGAAGGAGTATTCAATGGGTTTATTTCACAAGATAATGGATAAGTTGGGACGTTATCGTTTGATACCTGATCGTAGGACAGGTGAAGACTATATGCACCGATACTATCTATTCTTAAAGGATCGTAAACAATTTCCCTTTAACGTAACATTACACAAAATTGTAAAAAGTGATGATCCTATTTTTCATGACCATCCATGGCCTTATATGACTATTATATTGAGTGGTGGTTATTGGGAACATACACCGCTCTTTAATACGGTGGGAAAAAAGTTTGCAGAATTTCAAACATGGCGTGGTCCAGGTAGTATCATCATTCGCAAAGCAAAAGATTATCATTGGTTAGAACTTGATGAGAATGTAGGACCTGCTACTACACTATTTTTTATGGGACCTCAATTACGTGAATGGGGATTTTTAGTTGATAAATCTAAAACCAAAACGCAATGGATTCAACATGAAAACTATTTAGAAAATTATAAAGATTATCACAAACGATATATCGAACCAAAAGTTGCATTGAGCAGAAAGAAAGACTAAATGTTTATTACATTAACAAATGCAAATCAATCCCATAATGGAAAGAAAATAGCAATTAAAATTTCTGAAATCGTTTCAATCTATAATAGTAATATTACTAGAGAAGATGGTACAATTGAAAATGTAACATTAGTTTATGCCCCTCCCCATGGTACATGGGAAGTTACTGAGGCTTTAGAACACATTGTTACTGAATTAAATACATGGAACAAATAAAAATGAATGAAGATTTAAGAGAAACATTACTCATCCTTATGGAAGAATGTGCAGAAGTTACACAAGCAATTAGTAAGTGTTTTCGTTTTGGTCCTGACCAACTAAAGCCAGGAAAAGAACGAACTAATCTTAGTATGCTTGAAGAAGAAATCGGTGACTTGATGGCTATGGTTGAATTACTAGTTGACTGTAAGGTTGGTATAACTGATCAGGGTATTTTTGAAGCCAAAATGAAGAAGTTTGAAAAATTGAAACAATGGTCTAATCTTAAAATTAATAAATAATTTAATGCTTGATATCATATTAATTGCTTGTTTAGTATGTTTAGGTTACCAATTAGGTAAAATAGTTACCATACTTAAAATACACAATGGTATAGTTGATATTTTGACAGATAATACGACAACAGAATCTGATACAGAAACCAAAGTTTTTAAATTAAAGGTTGAACATATTAACTCTACTCTATATATGTATGATGATGAGAATAATTTTATTTGTCAGGCTGACTCAATCGATAAACTAGCCAAGCTGTCTTATCAATATAACAATATTAATTATGCCTCAGTTATGCATGATAGTCAGATATACACTTTTATAAAAGGTGTGGCAACTATTAAAGTATGAAAATAAAAATTAATAAATTTCCTAAAGGTCCAGGCCTACAAAAGATTGATATTCAAATTGATTCATGGGATACATGGAACATGGATAATACTCTTGCTAAAATTATCTATCCTATGTTAATTCAACTTAAAGCAACTAAACACGGTATACCTTCTGAGTTTTGTGAAGTGGGCGGTGAAGATTATAGTGAACAAGATAGTTTTGATTTTTATAAAGAAACACATGATGATGCATGGAAAAAAGGTGCAGAACGTTGGGACGATGTTTTAGATAAAATGATATGGAGTTTTGGACAACTTGCATATGAAGATTATGATAAAAATTATCATCACGGTGAAGCAGAATATGATTGGGTCGAAACTGATAGAACATATCCTAATCCAGTGACTGGCGTAATAGAACCTACATATCAAATGGTTGACAAGAATCCCGGAGATCATTGGTATGACCATGTAGGACACAAATTACATGAAGAACGTATACAAGAAGGTCTTGAGTTATTCGGTAAATATTTTCGTAGTCTTTGGGATTAATATGTTTTCATCAATGGTTAAGCAATTAGAGTTACAAACTTTAGGTAAGAATAATAATTTTAAAATTTCAAAAAAAGAATTTGAAAGTTTTGAAAAAGAATATATATTTGAACAAATCAAGGGTATCAAAATGGGTCAAGCATTTTGTTCTAAGTTTAAGGTTCATAATCATATACTAGAGATGTTAAGTAATGAATCTGCTAAAGACCATATTCAAAAATTTTATATAAAATGAAAAAGAAATTTATTGATTATTTCATGGATGTTGCTGAACGTACTAGCAAATTAAGTTATGCTAAACGTTTACAGGTAGGTGCCATCATTGTTAAAGATGATAGAATTATCAGTATAGGTTATAACGGTATGCCAAGTGGATGGGATAACATATGCGAAGATAAAGTTTGGGTAGGTACCTATCTACATGAAGAAGAAAATGAAGTTATAGAAAAATTTCCATATGAAGGTACATACTTAGATTCCGAACTGAACGAAGTTAAAAGTAGATATGTATTGAAGACAAAACCTGAAGTATTACATGCGGAGACTAATGCAATAAGTAAATTGGCTAAGAGTAATGAAGCCGGAGATAATTCAACTATGTTTTGCACACATGCCCCGTGTATTGATTGTGCTAAACTAATATACCAATCAGGTATAAAAAATCTTTATTACCGCGATACATACCGTGATAGTAAAGGTCTTGATTTTTTAAAGGGAAGTAACATAAGTGTTACAAAATACACAATACAAGACTGAGATTGATATTAAATTTGGGCAACTTGCACCCATAATGAATTGGTGTCAAACCCAATGTAATAGCAATTGGGGATATAAAATAGTCGATAGTGCCGGATTTCATCCTGGAAAATATGAATTTTATTTTGAGAATGAAAAAGATTATATAAATTTTATACTTTGGAAAACATGAAATACTATACTTTTTATCGTGAATCTAATAACTTTGATGATATTCTATGTGATATAAATCTTAAAAAAATACTAGTCCATAAGATTCGATGGGATCATCATTTAATGATTGGCATCGATGAATATAAAAAAGATATTGATAGGATCTTTAGTTATATTACATTAAAATACGGAGACGAAATCCGTAATACATTAACCAAAGATTATAGTCCAATACCAAATGTAGATTACATTCCTGTTAGACGCTAATCAAGTTGAGTTTTTATTACGAGGTATGATTAGTTTAAAATTAGATCCGTAACCAATTACACATGTTATTTTATCTTTAGTTGCAGTAAGTGTCCAAGTTTCTTTTGCAGGACCTACCCATAATAACACTTTTGATTCAGCCTGATCATTTGCCTGAGCGATAGCAATTGGTATCTCTTTCATCATATTTAATGCTGAAAAAATACGGTCTGTTTCATCACAATATGCATCAATAGATATTGAATACGGCTCTGCATTACTAATTGTTGAAATTAGTAGTAATGACAGTAGCAATGTATGTTTCACTTTTTATTTATGCTTTTGGTTGTTATGTTTGACATTCACTAATTTTTATACCGTTATAAATGAACCATGTCATAACAATTTCTCTATTTGTATCAGAAGGTTTACTATAATGTCCGTATGTAGTATACGGTGGAAAAACAACTATCTTTCCTGCTTCTGGTTTTATTTCTCTATTATGTGATGGGAAAACTAATTCACCGCCATCATTATCAGTCAAAAATAAAATGACTGTTGCATATCTCAACGACTTGGTAAGTCCACATACTTCACCATCATAATGATAGTGACATATTTGTCCCTTTTCATATAAATGATATTCATATCCAGTATCAGCTGAGGGGAAAAGAGGTTTAAACCTATTTTGTACTACACTACTTTGAAGGCGTATCATTATATTAGAAATAACGCTATCCAAATCATTTAGTTCTGGTGTGTTTGATATAAGAACTGTCTTACCCTCACGATTATATGAATTTAGTGTGTATTCCATTTTCGGAATATGAGGTTGTACCCTATTACGAATAAACATAATTTCTTCATCACTAACAAATTTTGGTACTTCAATAATCATTGTAATCAGATAAGGTGATATCCGATAGTGTCATGTCTCTAATAGTAATGCTTTGTGTTATTAGTAATAGTGATTTCGAATATTTCACTTTTTATTTATACTAGTAGATTTTACCCGTTTATTTTTAGGACCTAATTTTTTAGCCTCATCTAACATCCTATCAGTAATAGGACTGGTATGATGAGGGGCTAACTTTGGTGGTTCTTTTATTCTAGGTTTTCTGTTATACCAACTCATAGTTTACTCCTTCCATTAAAAAACCCCTATGATAGGGGTTTATATTATATTGAATTTCTACTTACATATTCATTAATATTTTTCTTCGCCTCTTCAAGTGTACTAGCATACACTTTAAAAATTCCCTTATTTTTCTTAATACTCACATCATATGGTATTACTCCGTGTAATTCAAAATTATCCGGTAGATCTACCTCTACATCAAATTGTCTTAAATTTTTAATTCTGTTAAGAATAGTCTCAATAACCTCTGCCATAACTATCTCCTTATATTATTTATTTATGTCTAGTAAGCCAATAGACAAAAAACAATACAACACTAGCAATAGTTGTATAAAACACAAGTAAAAATGTTATAAGTTTTCCAACACTCATTTCTAACAACATTTCTAGTATGGTTTGATATTCACTTTCTTTACCTTCTTCATTCATATAATTATCTTCCTACATATTTTTTGGGTTCTGCCTCTGCAAGACGCCTTGCCTCTGATTTAGGTATAATTTCAGTACCTAATTGCGGATACTTCTTAATTCTATCATGTATCACAAATGCCATCATACATGCTACTGCAATTATAATTATTAATATAAGTATACCCCACATTGCGTCAGCACGAATCTTTGCTAGTCTTCTACGTCTTCTTTCTGATTTTATACGGTCTTCTTTAAGTTGTTTGGCTAGTAGGATTTTTTGTTCTTTACCCATTACTTTCATCATTTCTTCTACTTCAGAATGTAATGCACCTAACTCAGGTGGACTTTGATATACCATTATCTCACGTAATTCTGTACCCATTTGTTCTAATTGTTTTTTCATTAGAACACGTTGCAATGCACGTTTACCTAGACTAGCATCACCTGTATATAGTTCAGATTTGCTATGTTTTTCTTCTTCTTCAAAAACGGCCATACACTTGTAGTAGTTGTCATAGTATGTACCTAGATGATTTCCTAACTCAGTATAGATACCGGCTGTTTCTCCGTCACGTTTGTTCAATTCAATTATACGATTTTTTTCTTGTACAAACTGATTACGTGCTTCTAAACTTGCTGGTTTGTCTGGTGGGTGTGCTTTACTAAATTGTTCGTCAAGATCCTTTAATACAGCCTTTACATCACCCGCGGCGCCTTTGATGTCCTTATATAACTGACATCCTTTTTTAACTGCGGCGACCGCCCCGTTGGCGAGAGCAAAGAGCGTTAATGGATCCATTCATAATCCTAGTTAATTAAACCCAAAGCCAAATACCTTGGCCTAGCAGTAGCATACCTACCACTGCAACATATAGACTTATCTTATACATCTTATTATTAACTGCAAGAATACTAGCAGATAATAATACGATTGCTAACTGAAATGCCATGCTAGCAAATGTTAACCATGGACTATGTTTTGATGCATCATCACGTGCTTGTTCATATGCACGGGCTTTGGCTAATAGTTCTTTCTTCCCTTCACCCTTTTCAGGATCTGATTCATAACGGTCAATCTTTTTTTGCAATGCCTCAGCCTTTGCCTTTTCACCACGTGCTATATAATCATCACGCTGACCTTCAGCAATTGCTTGCTTAATAGATTTAGATTGGAAAAAAGCATATGTATCCGTTGCCTTTAACATATTTTTTAATCCTGCACCAGAATATTGATTTGCAAAATATGTCGTAATTGCCATGAATAATGCCATGATAACAATGACTAACCCTGCTTTATCCTTAATTAAGGCTTCTCTTTCACTACGTGATAGAGGTTTTGTTTCTGTTTTTACTTCTGCCATGTTTACTCCCTTATGCTTTAGTTATAGTAGTTCTTATTAGTATTTAGTTGTTTTTGGGTAAAATAATATTGACATACTAAATACAATATAGTATAATATTATTATGAAAATCCAAGAAATTGAATCAATTCCCCATCTATACCTCGATATGGACGGCGTCCAAGCCGACTTTTTTGGTCGTTGGGCTGAAATAGAGAAGGTCGAACATTATAAACATATTACAAATCCTGAAGAAGCCATAGTTAGATTAGCACAATCAGGACCTGAAAATGTTTATCATTTCTTTAGAGACTTAGAACCATTACCAGGGGGACAAGTAATTATTAGTTGGCTACGTAAAAACAAGATACCTTTTACTGTATTAAGTGCTCCATTAAGAATGGAGGGACAAGCAAGTATTAAGGGTAAAAAAGAATGGTTAGATAATCATAATCCTGGTACTAGTCAGAATGCTATCTTTACTAGTGCCAAATATAAATATGCTACTAAAAATGGTAAACCAAACGTATTAGTAGATGATTTTGGAAAGTATTTAAGTGCTTGGAATAATGCAGGCGGTATTGCAGTTAAGCATAGTGATGAAAGTACCAGTCACACCATACAACAATTAGAAAAAATCTACAACCCATATCTGGGTAAAAAAGATTTGACTATCTAGTAAAAAAGTAGTATCATTACAATATGAGTAAAAAAATACCCGAAGGTAAGATAACTAGTTATGAGGTCATAACACAAAAGGATGACAATAGTGATGACATTATGTTGCCCATACCACCTATGTTATTAGAAGAATTAGGTTGGAAGCCAGGTGATGAAATTCAATTTGGTTTAGATAACGAAGGTAAATTTATTCTTTCTAAGGTATCAAAATGAGTTATACAATTAATAGTGTGCCCATACCACCCTTAACAGTTGGGCAAGTTTATACATCAACTACCGGAACATCAGGACAAACATTAATGAAAGGTTCTTCTAACACTATAACTTGGGGGACCACTTCGGTTAATACAACGCCCTGGGTTACAATCGGTGATTCTTCAAAACCAAGTTCATTAAGTGTTAAAGGTGATGCTAAGTTTGAGCATGATGTAGAGATATTAGGTGACTTGAAAATTAAAAATAAAAGTTTAAGTGAGTCTTTAAAAAATATTGAAGAACGATTATCTATCCTACGTCCTAATGAAGAATTAGAAGAACGTTGGGAAGATTTACGTAGATTACGTAAAGAATATATGGCTATTGAAGCCGAACTAATTGAAAAAGAAAAAATGTGGGCAATACTAAAAAAGTAATACTTTTTACGTACTTGACTTTATTCTGAATATACTATATAATATGCATATATCAACTATGATTTACTCATTATGACAATGCATCTAGCACATCCTTCCCTATCAATGGGAGGCAAGCGCAAGGCTAAGTTTAAATTCCGTAATGCAGAGGAAGCACGTAAGGCACGTGAGTTAGACGCCTCTTGGAAAGAATTACAAAAAAAGTGGGAAGTTGAGGAAGAAAATAGAAAACGCAAACGTGCATTAAAAGCAGAACCGTTAACTTATAAATTAACTATTCCTGAAGGTCGTTCAACTAAACATATACCAAGTCGTAATACAGGAGATGGTATTGCGAACACAAAGCAAATCCCAAAATATACAGGTACTAAAATTATCGGTATAGGTACAATGCATAAGAGCAATGCAGTTCCTATTTTTAGTGACGAAGAGGCTCAAGACATTAGTAAAATGAGGAGATAAATTGGCTAAAGAAGAAGGTATAAAGATGGATGGGAAAGTACTTGAAGTATTACCCAATGCCACCTTTAGAGTGACATTAGATAATGGAGCCACTATCATGGGCTACATATCCGGAAAAATGCGACAACATGCAATTAAAATTTTACTAGGTGATACTGTAGAAGTTGAGTTCAGTCCATATGACCTAACAAAAGGTCGAATTACAAGACGTAGATAATTTTCCCATAATAGTTGTTGTACATAAATATTAGTGTATAATTAATATATATGTTTGATTATATCAAACACACTAATAACACAGAAAGAAAAATATGTCAGCAACCTTAGCAAATTTAGAATCTGCATTAGCAGGTGAAAGTATGGCTCACATTAAGTATCGCTATTTTGCACGTATTGCACGTGCTGAAGGCTTTGAAGAAGTAGCAAAACATTTTGAACATACAGCAGACCAAGAGATTAAACATGCTTGGGGTCATTTGGAATTACTAATCGGTAAGCCAACTACAAAAGAATGTTTACAAAAAGCAATCGACGGGGAAACATACGAGTACACACAAATGTATCCTCAGTTTCAAGCGATTGCCGAAAGTGAAGGTAATATTGAAGCAGTAAAAGAAGCGGAACATCAAATTTTAGAGAGCCGCGAACATGCACGTGAGTTTATTGAACTTTTAGAAAAAGCAGAAAAACGTTTTGCCGCACTTAAGAAAGTTGAAGAACGTCATGCGACTGCTTATCAAAAAATGTTACAGGAGGTTCAATAATGGAACATGTAT